TCCGTAAAAATTAGAGCAACACTAGATCATGATTGGGTTCTTTCTGGAGGGACGCAAAAAATAAAGACTAAGGCGCTCGGAGAGCTTCGTGCGATAGATGAGTTGCGACCGAAAAAGGAAATCCGCAATTATGAACGGTACGGCTTAGGAATAGTGCACGGGCTGGTTTACGGTGACGGCGCATCTCAATCTGGAGATGTGAGAGCGTTTCAGATTAGAGTTTGCTCTCACCATGCTAGTGTAGAACCTCTGCTTGCGCGGTTCCCATTTTCTTCCCCTCCAAGCTACAAGGGGGACAAGATATTCTATATTTCTATGTCTCGGGCTTGGGGAAACTTGAAGCAACTCCCCGTGGAGCCGGGACGTGATCTAGACTACCTGTTAGGATTTCTACGAGGTTGGCTTGCTGCTGATGGGTGTGCCAGCCTTCAGCCAGCGTTCCATATCTGCGGAGATCAAGCAGAACACGAATGGCTGCGTCGCTGGGCGCCGTTGGTAGGATGGCATGTTCGCGGCGCAACGCTGTACCCTGCTAAAACTAATTTCGGCATGCGTAAAAAAGCCAGCATGCAGATTCGTTTTGTGCCGCGCACGATTTCAGAAGACGATCTTCTCATCCAGCAGCATCGAGAGCGGTGGGCGCGAAATAGCATCGAGCGACGTTCCGGCTGGCGTGTTAGGCGCCGCGGCGCAGATATTGAGGTGCGGACAGAGCGTGTCTACTGCCCTAGTGTTCCGACAACGCACAGCTTCGCATTAGCAAACGGCGTGCACAGCGGAAACTGCGAGTTGGGCGGCTACCAGGCGTACAGCGGCAACGCGCAGATTTACGTCCCCATCATCCACAATGCCGTCAACGCGCGCGCGACGCGGTTCACGAATCAACTGTTCCCGAAGGGCGGACGCTACGTCGAGGTGGTGTCAACGGACGGCGAGGAGCCGCACGCCATCACCGCCCTTTTGGAGCACTATGTCCGGCGCGCGAAGCTCAGGACGGAAGTAGCGTTCCCCCTCTGCATCAACGGCGATGTCGAAGGACAGTATAACGTTTATGTCTCGTGGTCGACGCAGGCGCGGCACGTCGTCTGGAAGGAGACGAAGACGCCCGAGGTGATGGGCGCGCGCTTGCCCGGTGAGGACGAGCAGGAAGAGATTGTCGAGGACGTTATTCTAGAGGATCACCCGGTCGTCGAAGTCCTCCCCGATGCCGATGTCCTGATCCTGCCGGTGACGAGCAATTCCGTGCCGCACGCTCTCGCTCTCGGCGGCAGCGCGACGATCATCCGGCGCTGGACGAAGGCGCAGCTCGAGGAAATGATCGAGCGCGACGAGGTGATCGAGGAAGAGGCCGACGCATTGCTGAAGGAGATGTCGAAGCAGGAGAAGGACGGCCACGTCGATACGATCAAGCACCATGCGGACGCCGCCGGCGTCAAGGCGAAGGGCAAGGTGTGCCTGGGCTACGAGACGTGGAAGGTCTTCGAGATCGACGGCAAGCAGCGCCTGTGCCGGATCTTGTTCGGCGGCGACAAGATCATTCTTTCCTGCCGGCTGAACCCCTACTGGAGCGACCGCTGCCCGCTGATCTCCGCGCCCGTCAAAAAAATGACGGGGGTGGTCAAGGGCGTTTCTCAGGTTGAGCCCTGTTGCAAGATGCAGTATGCGGCGAACGACGCGGTCAATCAGGGCATGGACAGCGCCACCTACGCGCTGCTGCCGATCGTGATGACCGATCCGGCGAAGAACCCCAAGACGAACACCATGATCTTGGATTTGGCCGCGGTATGGGAAACGTCTCCCAACGATACGCAATTCGCGAAATTCCCCGACCTCTGGAAAGGTGCGTTCGAAATCGTCGGCGCCTGTACCTCCATCATTTTCCAAACACTGTCCGTAAATACGGCGATGATCCCGCAAGGGAGCAGCAAGGGAGGAAAGCAAAATCAGGCGCAGGTGGCGCAGGAGCAGCAGGTCGACATCTTGACGACGGCGGACGCCGTCACCGTTCTCGAAGAGAGCGTTTTCACCGAAATCCTCGAGCGCTTCGCGGAGCTTGACGCACAATATCGGAACGATGAGATCACGGTTAAAGCCTACGGCTACATGGGCATGCGCGCTACTCTCGAGCGTATCCCGCCGCTCCAGCTCGGCCGACGCTATAATTTCCTCTGGTACGGCGTCGAGCAGGCGCGGAACGCAGCTCAGATTCAGCAGCAGATTGCGCTCATTAACGTCATTCGCGGCGTGCCGCCGCAGATGCTCCCCGGCCGGCGCGTCAACATGGTGCCGGCGATCGAGCACGCCGTATCGGCGGCTTTCGGCCCGCGTCTTGCCCCTCTTGTTTTCGAGGATCTGACGAAGACGCTCTCCTACGATCCCGAGCTGGAGAACAAAATCCTTGAGGAGAACCACAACTGGCCGGTGTCGCCGATGGACGACGACGCGAAGCACATTGAAGCGCACATGCCTGTGGAGACGCTGGCGGCAAAACAGCACATTGCGAGGCACCGCATGGCGCAGATTGCGAAGGCCATGGCGCAGCAAGCGCAAGCAGGCGGAACGCCGGGCACGCCCGGCCAGCCGGGGATCGCGGGCACGCGGCCCGGCGCGCAGCCGCAAGCGACGCGGCCGTCGCGTGGTCCGAACGGCATGATTTCGCCGGAGAGCATGACGCGTGCCGGAGCGCCGGTGCCGCCACGGCGCGCGTAATTTTAGTGTGATAAAAGTACATTCTACGCATGTGCATTGACTATCTCCTAAAATTCGTGCGTAAATGCGCCATCGTTCGCAGGAACGTAACCTGCATGTCGTTGCTGGACCGTAACCAGGAGTGAGAGATGGCAGAAAAGACGGCCGCAGAGTTGGCGGCGGAGAACCAGGATGACAACGACGCGCCTCAACCAGGAGAAGGCGACGAAGCTGCCGAAGCCGGAGATGGAGCCGACGACGGGGACGCCGCTTCAGAAGGGGACCTGGATCAAGGAGACGGATCAGAGGAAGGAGAATCAGGGGAAGATGCAGAAGAGGTAGCGGCCGAAGTCGAGCCGGAACCTCCGCGGCGCAAAGCTTCGGACGTCATTCGCGCCGAGAAGAAGGCGCGGAAGGATGCCGAAGCCCGTGCAGCGCGGATTGAAGCCGAAGCTGCCGAGGCGCGCCGCGAGGCGGCCGAAGAACGTCGGCGCCGGGAAGAGGCAGAGCGGCGGGCGACCGAGCGGCGGCAGGCCGAGACCGAAGCGGAAGAGGCGGCGCGCGTCGAGCTGATGTCGGAGAGCGAGAAAATCGCTCACTACCGGCAGAAGGACCGCGCGGAGAACGACCGCAAGTACAACGAGTTGCGCTTCCAGCAATGGGACAGCGCGGACCGCAGTGATTTCCGCCAGGCGTGCCGGGACGAGCCGGCGCTGGCGAGTGTGAAGGACAAGGTCGAAGCCGAGTATCAGCGGCTGGTGGCGGCGGGTCGGCCGGTGGCGCGGGAATTGCTCGCGAACCAGGAGCTGGCCAAGCAGTACCGCGCGGAGCGGCTGAAGACGGGAACGAAGTCGCGTCAGCGCGCCGAGGCAGGCGTGCGGCGTGAGACGACGAGGCCGCCGCGGACGGCGAGCGGCGTGCCGCCGGAGCGGCGCGCTCGAGGCGGAAATGCAGATCCCCGCGCGGCGCGCGCGGAACGGTTGAAGGACGTGATTCTCTGACGGCGGGCCGCGCCCTCCGTCTCTTACGGAGGACGTGAATGAATATTGGTCCGGTTGCGCAGTTTGGGATTTCGCGCGGTCCCTCGAATGGGTTTTCGAGCCGCGTCGATGAATGGGGCGTTTATCATTCGCCCAACGTCGCTTTCGCGACCAACGTCCAAGGGCAGTTTACCGCCGACATAGAGGCGTACATCGCGGACGAGGTGCTGCCGCTGGCGCGGCGCCAGTTGGTAGCCTACCAGTTCGGCGATCCCCTCACTCTTCCGAAGGGTCGAGGGCTGCAATATACGGCGACGCGGTTCAACCGCCTCCCGCTCCCCTTCGCTCCCCTTTCCGAAGATGTACCGCCCGTCGGCGCCTCGTTGACCATCGCGCAGGTGACGGCGACGGTGCAGCAATGGGGCGATCAGGTCATCATCACCGACGTCGCCGAGCTGACGATCAAGCATCCGCTGATGAAGCAGGCGAATTTCTTGATCGGCCTCGAGATTGCTGAGCTCTTCGAGCGCAACACCTACAACGCGCTGATGGCCGGCACGCAGGTCAATTACGTCAATTCCAAAGGTTCTCGCGCCTCCCTCGCGTCGACCGACGTGCTCGATCCGCACACCGTCAACCGCACTGTCGTCGCGCTTAAGGACATCGGTGCGCCCCGCTTCCTGGGCGACGAGCAGACGGACACGCGGATCGACGCCGAGGCCGGCGGCTTCCAGCGCCGCGCGTCCGAAGCGCCGCGCACCATGCCGCACTACGTGGCGATCGCCAATCCGAACGTTCTGGGCGACTTCTCCGAAAATTCGACCGTCGTTACCGCCTGGTCGTATTCGGACATCAACCGGCTCTACAACGCGGAAGCCGGCGAGTGGCGCGGTATGCGCTTCTGCGAATCGAACATGGTGCCGTCCTTCGTCGGCGTCGCGGCGATCCAGGGCACGGCCGGCACCGCCGGGAGCCTTGCGACGAACGCCGGCTATCAGATCATCGTCACGGCGTCGGACAACCAGAATCAGTACGAGAGCCGCATTTATGCGGTGTCGAACGCGATCAGCGTCACCGGCCCCAACGGTTCGATC